CCTCTCACGGTGCGTTTCGTACAAAGCGAAAGCCCAACTCACCTGTAGTACAGCGTGCAGAGCGAGCAAAAGCTGCTGCTGTATTTGGAAAGAGTGCTGAGTTCAAGTCTGAAATCTACGGTATCGAAGTAGAATGACTCATATTGTAAGAGAAGTAATAAGTCCGGGAGAGTATATATTCAAAGTATATGCTCTCGACGGCAGTTTACTCTATCACGGACGATCCGAAAGTACAGCGATCGCAATACGAAAAAAAGAGGAGAAAAATGCAACCGCTACACCTAGTAATGATGGAAAATGATAAGTCTGATTTCAAATACTTTCTTGGAGTATTCAGCAGTGGTTCAAAAGCAGAAGCCGCAGCAAAGTACGAAATGGAAAGACGACGAGCAGATAACATTCCTGGGGTATGTACTCCTCGGGTTCTAAAAATAGAAGTAGATAAAATGACCTCGCCTATGAGTGTGGGAGCTATCGAAGAATTAGTAAACCGGCGCTAGGCCGGTTTTTCTTATTTAAAACAAACAAATATCTTCTTCCATCTCCACTTCCACAGAAGTAGAAAACTGAACAGCGTGTTCATGCTCATGTAGTTGGCTCATTACCCAACGAGTACGAAGTATAGTTTCTGCATTATTTGTAGGAGGAGGTTGCTGTTCTACAGGATCTAAACAGAAACATCCACCCATCGTCCCCCAACGTACTGATTCGCCAGTTTCCTGTATTTCACGTCGTACATCGTAATCCGAAAATCGTCCGGTGGGTAAGTCCGCGTACGACATAACGGTCCCGTATCCTCCCCACGAGCCTTCGTAGTCGGGGTTTCCTGAATTGGGGTTATAACCTGGGATGTTGTAACCAAAGGAGTACTCAAATAAGCCGGGCGTGTCAGCATCTCTGTATTCATGTTGCGCTCCAAGTAGGTGGCCTACTTCGTGTGCAAATGTTTCATGTGCACGTTCATAATATCGAGTGGTACTAGTTTCTTGGAATACACTGTTGTGAAAGCATTGAGTAATACCACGAGTTCTGTTCAAACCTCTTGTAGCATCTAAGCTCGCAACTCCACAGGCAATAGGATTCTCTGGTCGTTTCTTAAATAAAAATGCCATATCAGCATCCACCTCTCTTTGCCAAGTATCCAGAGCCTGAAACTCGTACCTAGCATCAAAAAATGCAGTATACTGTCTATATAAGTCCCCAGGAGCTACTTCAACAGTTTTAATTCCTGCTACTCTAACTAATGTATTAACTTCAGAGTTCAAGTATATTTTATTCAACTCATACACTTGCTTATCAATAAACTGCTCTACCGTCATGCCATCACGATCTTCCTCAGTAATATTGCTATCGAATACAATTAGCATATCAATAATAGCTTTACCTTCTCCAGGATCATACGGAAAACTCACTGAAGTTTTCTGCTTGATACCATCGCAAGTTAGATAGTTATATCTAGAATCCCCAGTATCAGATCGAGCAGTAGGACAGTCAGTAGGCTTTTCCATTTGTACAAAGCAAGTTTGGTCAATACTTACAGTTCTTTCTGTGTAAGTACCTCCTTCACCATCTGCATAATCTTGTAAACGATCTTCCCTTTGAAGACCTTGTATAATTTCTAGAAGTTGTTGGAATCTATTACTAGCTCCTGTAGTATTCGCACAATATGCTTCTCCTACGGGCGTACCAAACTGAGGATATGAAATATACCCACATTCTTCTGCATTTTCTTTCAGTAGTTGTTTTTCGACAGTACCATCGCTATAAGTAGTATCTTTGTATAGTGTATATTCTATACAATACTCTTCTTCTGATACGATTGTAGGAGGGGCGGGTGCTATTTTTACAGGGGTCTCAACGGGGTTGGAGGTTCCTCCTCCACCACAAGCTACCATAACCGCAAAAGGTAGGGTACTAAATAACTTCTTCAATAGAAACCACCGTAGACTTAATTACATCCACGATTTGTACCCCAGAGCGCACAATATATCTATCAGACTGCGGATGATTAAGTTCTTTGGGAAGAGTGCCTACAATTGTAAGCACTTCACCAGTTTTATAATGTTTAAACTTGATTCGTTTTTTCATAGTCCTAAAATATGACTAAAGTCTGGAGCAAAAAAGTTTTCACTCTTCATTACTTTACCATCTTCACGATAAATTGCTTTACCGTCGGGACCAAGTTTGCTCATGTTGCTTTCATGGACTTCAAGAAAGCACTCATCCAAATCAATTCCAAACGCGTGACCTGCTCCATATACGACATATAGCAGATCAGTAAGAGCGTCTGCGACCTCAACCATATCTTTATTATGGATAGCTTCTTCTAGCTCTTCCAGCTCTTCGTGAATTAGTTCTAAGCGAAGGTCTCTTGTGGAGAAGTCAGGCCAGTTCGGTTCACAATGAACCTCTTGCCCAAAACCTTCCATGAAATCGCCTACAAGCTCGAAATTACTTACACTTGCCATGTTTTAGTTGCTCCTTTTGCATACGCCGACGTTCTCGTTGTTTCGCGGCTTTCTTGGCTTTATGTCTTTGCACAGACGGTTTTTCAAAGTATTCACGCTCGCGATATTCAAAAATTACTTCGCTGCATTTCTTTTTGAACACTCTAAGTGCTTTGTCAACATTATTATTTCTAATTTTTACTTTCATTTTTCCTTTTTAAAATACCAACCTCTTTTTTTAAGATAGGCAACTTGTTTTCTAATTGAATTGGGACTGCGGCCAGGTAATATTTCAAGCAAATGTTCCATGCTTAAAGTATAATAATAATCCCGAAGAACGTGCCTTTCGGAATCTGACCAAGGCTGTTTGTCGTATTTTTTCATAGTGTATATTATACGAAAAATTCAGTTGAATGTCAAGTACTTTTTTTAACGTATGTTGGGAACAACCCAAAAAATTTTTCTTGACTTTCATACTTATTTTTGATATAATTTGTGGGAAAATGAAGTTTAACTTAATAAACTAAGTAAAAATGGAGATAAGCCCTTGGATACAAATGTTGTAGTATTTATCTTTTGCCTTATTGGGTGTGGAATACACTGCTGGAGGTTAGGTAAAATGGAGGGTATTGAAGGAACAGTTCAGTACTTTATAGACCAAGGCTATATTGAAGTGGAAGAGCCAGATGTGGAATAAAATTAAAAACTGGTGGTTTACTCTTATCAAAGAAGAGTATGAGTTAACTATTTTCTTTCCTGGCAAAACAGAAATTCTGGGAGATGGTACTCGAATCACAAGTGGCAACCCTAAAACCTACAGAGCAGGAGTAATTAAAAAAGCTACCCCTAATCACTTCATATTTGTTGATCTTGATGGGCGAAAGCACGAGATCAAAGTTGTGGATCCTGTAGGCTACGATCTTAAAAAAATATATTAATGAATGAAGAAGAATTTGAAGAGTGGGTAAGTAAAAACCCAATGCTCGCGAACGCAGTATGTCCAGTATGTATAGTGCTGGGCGCTCTCGTATTACAGGCCGGTTTGATAGCTTTTATATCATGGATGTTATATATTCATTCATTTCCATATTAAGAGTCCGATCTCTATAACTCGGAAATTAGAATAGAGAATACCGAAAGGGTTCTCATAGTTGCGTACCGAGCAGGGCGCAGAGGAGAAAAAAATGACAAAGCAAATGATAAATATGAGTGACTTTCATAAGTTCTTTCTAGGGTTTGATAGAATGACCCCAGATTTCTTTGCAAATGATCCTATGACAGGATACCCTCGATATAATGTACTCAAGGTAGGAGACAACGGCTATCGTGTAGAAGTCGCAGTTCCTGGCTGGGACAAAGATGATATTGAGATTACGTTTGATAAGAACGAGCTTCGTATTGAAGGCACTGCAAAACAAGAAGCAGCAGACGATGAAGTATTCGTCTATAAAGGGCTGAGTGGGAAAACTTTCACCAGAGTATTTAAAGTAGGAACAAACATTAAGCTAAAAGAAGCTACTATGAAGAACGGCCTCTTATGTGTAGATATGTATCAAGAAGTTCCAGAAAAAGAAAAAGCAAAGGTTGTGCAGATAAATGATGTCTAAAACCAAACTTTTTCGACCTCTAAATACTTATGGTATTTATATATTGAGTTTTTGGGTAGCAGTCACGCTTACTGCGTGTATAATGCCCCTTACATAACTAATACCCGCCTGAGAAATTAGGCGGGCTTTTGAGAACAACATGCCATACTTAATAATTTTAATGTTAGTAGGTTCAATGGGTGGTGGAGCATTGTGGTATTATAAAGATACTCAATCTACTATCGCAACTCTGCGAGATAATAACTCCAAACTTATGGTTGCAGCAGAAACGAATCAAGAAACTATTAACTCAATGGCTCGGGACTATGCAATCGCACAAGAGAATATGCAAGCATTACAAGAACGAGCAAAAGAAGCGGAAGAGTATCAAGACGAGCTTTCTGCTAAACTACGACGACATGACCTCACTGCTCTTACACTACAGAAGCCAGGTCTTATTGAAAAGAGAGTAAATAATGCTACAGCTAAAATCTTTGATGAGCTCGAAATTGATTCTGGTAAGCAGCCTCCTGCTGTTGACTAGTGGATGCGCAAATGTCGAACCCCAAGTAGTACTTAAAACAGATTATGTGGTAAAGGATATTCCTATCCAACCACAGCCTAAACCTCTTAACTTACACAGAGTTAAGTGGTATGCAGTTACTCCAGAAAATATGGAAGAGTTCCTGCAACGATTCGAAGAAGAATCAGGAATCAACGTATTTTTTGCAGTAAGTGTACCAGATTATGAAAATATGTCTTTAAATGTAGCAGAGCTACGAAGATATATTAATCAACAAAAAGCACTCATTATATACTATGAAGAAAGTATTGAGACAATGATTAAAGAAACTCCTGAAGATACCGAAGAAGTAGTAGAAGAAGGAACCATAAATAAACTATTGGATTGGTAATAAATATGAAATCAGAGTGGTGTTTTTTCGACAAAGCTATAACAGACGAAGAATGCGATACGTTGTTGTCCCATTTAGAGGAAAGGTATGAGTACCTAGAACCTTCTATTGGATTTGGAGAGGATAGTAAAGTAAATGAAACTTTTAGAAAGTGTAAAGTCGCATGGGCCCACCCGTACAAAGAAGAAAAGATAGTAAAGCTATTATGGTATTATGTTCAACGGGCTAATAGAGATCACTTTAACTTTGATCTTCAATATATTAATGAAATTCAACTCACTAAGTACGAAGGAGATACAGAGACTCCTGGGAAGTATAACTGGCACCATGATGTAGATTGGTTAGCTCAAGGAACTTTTCATAGAAAATTAAGTCTCAGTCTTATACTAAGCGACGGATATGAAGGCGGAGAGTTAGAGTTTGATGCTTCAATTCCACAGTTGCCAAAAGAAGCATTGCAAAAAGGTAGTATTATATTTTTCCCAAGCTTTACAATACATAGAGTAGCTCCTGTTACTTCAGGAACTAGAAACAGTATAGTAACTTGGGTAGAAGGCCCAAAGTGGCGGTGAGTTGGGAAGACTGGTTATTAACAGTAGTATTTATATTATGTTTAATTGCTTTTAGTTGGCAAGGTAATACCATAAATAACTCTGTAAAGTGTGAGATATATCATGAAACTAAGCGTTTGTGTACTACTTATGATGGTGACAGGATGCACCACCATAGAAATTAAACAGGTCGACTGTAGAGTAAACCAAACTTGGCCTGAATGTAGGGTTGTAGCAAAAGAAGTATTAGTATGAATCATTTAGAAGAAGTAGACAAAACATATATCCAGCATTTGATAGGCGCTTGGAGAATAGCTTTTATACTCTTTGTGCACGGGCTTCTACCAAACATATGGGAGCATAAAGCGAGTGAAGAAATATGTACTCAGAAAAGGTACTAGATCATTATGAAAATCCCAGAAATGTCGGAAAACTTGACAAAAATGATGAGGCTGTCGGAACGGGCCTCACAGGTGCTCCAGCATGTGGAGACGTCATGCAACTTCAAATCCGAGTATCGACCGACGGAATTATTGAAGATGCTAAATTCAAAACTTACGGATGCGGCAGTGCTATTGCTTCTTCATCACTACTCACAGAATGGGTTAGAGGAAAGTCCCTTAACGAAGCGGGAAAGATCAGCAATGTCCAAATTGCTCAAGAACTATCACTCCCGCCTGTAAAGATACATTGTAGCGTGTTGGCCGAAGACGCGATCAAAGCCGCAATCACGGATTATAGGAGCAAACATGAGAAGGGGTAAGGGACACGACATAATTGAATACATTGATATTCGTATTAGTCAACTCTCCAATGATATGAATAAGGCAAAAGACGAGTACGATAAACAATGGTATAATCGTATCATTCAAGAACTAAGTTGGGCAAGGTCCCAAAAGCACAATTGCTATATAGATGAGGTGGATCATTGGAAAAAAATGTATGGCAACGTCAAGGATATAAAATGAATCGTGAAAGATTATATGAAGAAATTAAATCAGATGAAGGAGAAATTCTTGAAGTTTATAAAGATCATTTGGGGTACGCTACTATTGGTATTGGACACTTGGTCACAGAACAAGATGAAGAGTTTGGAGAACCAACCGGTACTCCTATTACGGCAGAACGATCCAGGGAGCTCTTCGATCGAGACGTTGAGTGTGCCATTAAGGACTGCGAGCGACTTTACGGACAGTGGCACAATTGGCCAGAAGAGGTTCAACTAATCTTAGTGAACATGGCATTTAATCTAGGTGCTCCTCGTTTAGCAAAATTTAAAAATATGCAGAATATGCTGTCTCAAGGCAAATGGAAAGAGGCAGCAGTTGAAGGTCGAGACTCTTTGTGGTATCGGCAAGTTACGAACCGAGCTGAAAGGCTCATGCGGAGGTTAGAAAACGTATAATCTCCTTAGGAGATAAAATGAAGTATTTACTCTCTCTGTTGGCTATTGTGCCCATCTGCGTAGCCGCAGAAACTGTAATTAATTATAATGATGGATCTACGTTAACCCTAGAAGAAGACGAAAAGATTCATGTAACAAAAGGTAAGTTGTACCAGCAGCGTTTATACAATAATGGCCGTACTTACCAGTTTAAAGAGTTCCCAGAGACTACACGCCGAGATTATGTGCCTGTTGACAACGGTACAGAGCCTAGCCAAGCTATGGGCTCTCATGAGTGGTGTAAAGCATTTATTCCTTGGAGTGAAGGTTTAACATTTACACAAGTCAATTGGCAACGTGCTTGTGATACTAATAATGATAACAAGTATGGCTGTGGTGACGAAAGATATGATCAATCTGATGACGGGGCAGCCTGTCCTTCTACCTAAGGAGTAGAAATGCAAACTTACATGGTTACTTTTTTAAAGGGCGGATACGAAAAATATACGCGTTTTGATGAGTTTGAAACTGCAATGAATTTCGCAGAACACATGGCAAAAAGACATAAGTCACATGTAGAGGTGCGAAACTACGACACAGAAGAGCTTGTATATGCAGTAGATCCTAAAATAGATCTTGACAGCAAACTTCGAATTTAGTATAATATAAGAAATTTTCGGAGTAACCATGAATTTATTTTACCTTGACGAAGATTTCGATGCGAATGCCGAAAGTCACGTCGACAAGCACATTGTGAAAATGCCCTTGGAAGTAGCTCAGATATGTTGCACTTGTATCTGGATTGATCTAGTCCTGGGGTTTATTCCTCGCGCTCTTACTAAAAAGGAAACGGCAATTCTGAATGAAGCGAAAGCTCCAGAAAAGCCACTCAAACCAGAAGAACGTACAGTTACTCCTTACTTACCGATGATGTATAATCATCCTTGTACTATTTGGGCACGTAGTTCACTTGATAATTATGAGTGGACACACTGCTATGGCAACGCTCTGGGAGAAGAATATCGTTACCGCTATGGAAAACAACACAAATCAGTCACAGTTATCAACGAATTACCGGAGCCTCTCAAGATGGAGAGACTTGGATTTACCACTTTCGGATTGGCAATGCCAGACGTGCTCAAAGACTATGATAACCCTATACAGTCTTATCGTGACTATTATCATCTCGACAAGGCTACTTTTGCCGTTTGGTCTCACAGACCCAAACCCAGTTGGTGGGACGATGATCTTGCAGACTATGAGAAGAGGATTACAGCGAAATGAAAGTTGAAATTGATATTAATTCTGATACCGCAGATTTTCTAATTGTAGAAAACCTAAAGCAAACAATTGCTGATATGGAGCATGATTTAAAAGTTCGCGAAGAAGAAACCAATACTTGCGGAGGCTTTTTCTCTACTGATAAGGAAGAAGATTTGGTCCAAATGGTTAAGCATATAGACGCGTTTAAACTTACACTAAGTTATTTTGGAGTAACTAATGAGTAACTCAATTTTTGATTTAGAACAACAGATGCTACAGTTTGCGAATGTTACCGAAGACATTGAGCTAGTAAGTAAGCATTTCCTAGAGCATCCCAAGTGGGAAAGTATGGCTCCTGAGTTAGCTGATGCTCTTATGAATAAGTACCTAGCTATTAAAGACTTATACGAAATCAAGTTTGAAAATATGTGGCATACTTTTGACAAAGTTTGTAAGGAGTATCATACTGCTCATAAACTGGCAGGACTTGAACGAGACAAAGAGCTAGAAAGTTTGTTTGACGAAGAGCACTACTAATGGAACATTGGAAGATTCCTGATACTTGTCCAAACTGTGGTGAGTATTTAATTGGAGATGGGTATAGTAACGGAGATCCTGTACGATGCCCCGAAGCTTTAGAAGAGGACTGGTGGTACAGCGAACCAGACAGCGGGCCGTGGTATTGTCACTACGATCCCGACGAGTGATTATGACAGATAATGTAAATAAACCACCACACTACACCGCCCACCCAAGCGGTGTTGAGTGTATACAAATTACTGAACACATGAACTTCTGCCTGGGTAATGCGCTCAAGTATATCTGGAGAGCAGGACTTAAACAGAATGAGGTGGAAGATTTAAAAAAAGCAATATGGTATCTAAATAGAGAGATTGAGAGACTAGAAAATGGTAAAGAAGAAAGATTGGGAGAACCTTACTCCATCGAATATAGAGAAAGTGATAACCCTCTTGAATCCCCAAGACGGCTCGAAACCAATAACAAAAAAAGAAGCTTGTTCAATACTGAACATTTCATACAATACGGCGAGACTCTCTAAGATTATAGAGGATTATGATGAAAGAACCGCATACATACAGCTACGAAAATCTCAAAATAAAGGTAAGCCCGCTACAGAAATGGAAATCTCAGAAGTCATTCGAGATTACTTATCAGGGGATTCAATTGCTTCCATCGCTAAGTCCTTGTATAGATCCTCCGGATTTGTCAAGTCCATTGTGGAAAGAGTCGGTATCCCTAGTAGAGGGGTATCTAAAGAAGAACGGACTGAAGTACACTACTTACCCGATGAATGCATAGCTGAAGAGTTCGAAGAAAAAGAAATTGTTTGGTCTGCTAGGCATCATGCCCTTGCAGAAATTAGATACGAGCTATCTGTAGATTACCAAGCAGAGAAAGCTGGATTTAAAGACACAAACTATGAAGATAAATACGGCGCAAAGTGTTATAATATTTGGGTATCAGAGCCTTTTGATTCTGATAAAGAATTCTGGATGGGCGGTATTGAGACAGGCGGATTCTATGCTACTTCACTTGCATATGACCTAGGCTCCCTAAAGCATTTAGAAAAGTATGGGGTTGACCTTTCACGTTTATAAAAATAGTTCTTGACTTTTTACTTTATTTTGAAGTATAATATAATTTCAAAAGTGAGGGAACCTATGGGCGACCGATTTTATCAACAACAACTAAATCGTCTGGGCGTATGTCCAGGCTCCACTAACAAAAAGAGGAAAAGAAGAATGGCATGGGACGATGATAAGAAGGCTCAAGCGGTAGCAATGTACGAAGAGCAAGATCCTACTCCAGAAACCAGTATGGAAATTGTGAAAGCAATTGCAGAAGAACTTGAAGAGTCTCCTAACGGTGTTCGCATGATCTTGACTAAAGCTGGCGTATATGTAAAAAAGACACCGGCCTCTGGTGGCAGCACTTCATCCAGTAAGAGTACTGGAGGTGGTCGTGTATCAAAGCAGGCAGCTCAAGATTCTTTGATTGCAGCGCTATCTGATGCAGGTCAAGAAGTTGACGAAGATGTTATTTCAAAGCTGACTGGCAAAGCAGCTCAATACTTTGCTGGTGTTATCGGTAACGTAGCCGCTAACTAAATAGAATTTAGATTCAACCACTTCCTTTCGGGGGAGTGGTTTTCTGCTATCTAAAGAAAGAACCTTTGAGTTCGGCAAAGTAAAAAATTTTACTGACCTGCTACCAAAGGAGAATTTGTGAAAAAAGAAGAACTAGCAGAACTTGTAAATGACTATGGTGACGCAATTATTACTTATCGTAGTGAAAACTCGAATAAGTTAAAATATAATGTTTGCACCCTGGATTTTTCTACACCATATATACAAAGTAAGAAAAATAGAGCAAAAGCTTCCGAAGAAACCCTACTATTATTTTGTTGGGATACGGACTCATATCGCCTACTAAAACCTAACAATGTAACCAGTGTAGTACCATTGTCCTCAGTTTTACAGAACGAGGCTTAACAATGGAATTACATGAAGCTCCCGAAATGTATGAAAAAGTCATACACTACGATGAAGAAAAAGAAGTTCAAGTTAGATTAACGGTAAGCACCTTTCGAGGAGTAGAGTATTTACACCTTCGTAAATATTATTTAGATTTTAATGAAGAGTGGAAGCCTACGCCAGAGGGAGTAGCAATGCCTCTAGATTTTAATAATAGTAGAGAATTATTTGTTGGTTTAACTGAAATTTTATCTTTGGCTGAAAGCAAAGAAATCATAGAAGAACAGTTCCAGGACCTAATTAATAACCTTTACCTAAAATAGTTCTTGACAATTCCCTAAAACTTTAGTATAATATCTTATCAAATTTGGGAGATAGTATGCGAGAATTTCTTGAAAAGGCTAGTGTTGCTTATTACTGTGGTTATCCGTTGATTTCGGATGCAGAGTTCGATGCACTCACAGCTAAGTATGGGTACAATGTAGTAGGTCATGTCATTACTGACGGTGTACCTCACTTACATAAAATGTACTCCCTTCAAAAAGTTTTTAACATAGATGATATCCCTACCCCCAACTCAAAGTACTTTTGTACTCCTAAGTTGGATGGTGCTGCTGTGTCTTTGACTTATATCAATGGACACTTAGCACTTGGTTTGACTCGTGGGGATGGTAATATTGGCCGAGATATTACTGACAAGCTAGAACTGCTAGTACCTAATAACATCTCTTTTAAAAGGGAAGTTTTTGTTACTGGCGAAGTAGTTTGCCCCTCGACTGTCACCAATGCGAGAAACGTCGCAGCGGGGTCA